ATGTTGCTAATATGAAAGGTGATCTTGATGAAATAAAATTTTTACTTAGGAGTTTGATTGGTGGATCCAAATAAAATAGAACTTGAAAATTTAAGCAAGAGTTTTGAATATTTTAAAATTGCTTCAGAAATAGATAGTATAGAAGACGTTGGGCAAATTAAAAACATTGCAAAATGCTTTTGCAAACTCTACTTGAAGCAGCAAGAAGTAGTATTATCTTTAGGAATTTCTTCAGCACCCTAAATATCTTAAGAGGTATTATATAAATGGCGCAACCATCTACTCGACAAGAATTAATAGATTACTGCAAAAGAAAACTGGGGGCGCCAGTTTTGGAAATCAACGTGGCTGATGAGCAGATTGATGACCTTGTAGATGATGCTGTTCAGTTTTTCCAAGAGCGTCATTTTGATGGCGTTTATCCGGCATTTTTTAAATATCAATTTACGCAAGAAGATATTGATAGAGGAAGAGCAAGAGGTAATAATTCAAGTGCAGGAATTGTAACTACAACTGTAAATACTACGATTGTAGGAACCGCAACAACATTTAAATATGAGGAAAATAGTAATTATTTGCAAGTTCCTCCAGGTGTTATTGGAGTAAACAAGATATTTCAATATGATGGGTCGAATAATATTACCCATAATATGTTTAGTGTTAAATATCAATTATTCCTAAATGATGTTTATTATTGGGGAACGACGGAACTTTTGTCATATGCAATGGTAAAAACATATCTTGAGGATCTTGATTTTTTACTTAATACTCAAAAGCAAATTCGTTTTAATAAAAGACAGGACAGATTGTATCTTGATATTGATTGGGGAGCAGTAACAGTAGGAAATTTTGTTATTTTAGATTGTTATGCTGTTTTGGATCCAAATGATTATAGTAGAGTTTGGAATGATTCTTTTATCAAGCCATATCTCACGTCTTTAATTAAAAAGCAGTGGGGACAGAATATGATGAAATTTACTGGCGTTAAACTTCCAGGTGGAGTAGAACTTAATGGCCGTCAAATGTTTGATGATGCTCAAAGAGAAATTGATATTCTCATGGAAAAAATGTCCAATACTTATGAACTTCCACCTTTGGATATGATCGGTTAATTGTATGCTTAATCCATTTTTTCTCCAAGGTTCACAATCAGAAAGAAATTTGATTCAAGATTTAGTCAATGAACAATTGAGAATGTATGGTGTTGAAGTTTATTATTTGCCAAGAAAATACCTTACAGAAAAAACTGTTATAAGAGAAGTCATACAATCTTCATTTGAGGATGCATATCCAATAGAGGCATATCTTGTTAATTATGAAGGGTACGGAGAAAATCCCACCATTCTTTCAAAATTTGGTATTCAAGCACTTAATGAATTAACTCTTTCAATATCAAGAGAAAGATTTGAGACATATATTTCCCCTCTTTTAAAGAACGAAGCAAATATTAAATTATCGACCCGTCCCAAGGAAGGAGATTTGATTTATTTTCCTTTAGGTGATCGTTTATTTGAAATAAAATATGTTGAGCATGAACAACCATTCTATCAACTTCAAGGAAATACCACTTATGACTTAAGATGTGAACTCTTTAGGTATGAAGATGAAGTTATTGATACTGGAGTTGACCAAATTGACGATTCTATAGGGGGAAGTGGCACTGGAGATACAGATTCTGAAAATAATGTTTATGCATCAATTCAAACATTAACACTTGTAGGTTCTGGTGTGACGGCATCTGCTGTTACTGCATTGGTTAATGGTGGCATAAGATACTTTACGGTTACAAACAGAGGTGGTGGTTATTCATCGCCGCCAAGAGTTGCAATTTCTTCGGCTCCAACAGGTGGAATAACTGGAGTTGGGTCTGCAACAATGATCGGTGGAATTGTTGTGTGTAATAGTAATGTTAATCCAAATTTAAAATCAGTTCAATCGGTTGAAGTGATTAATCCAGGTTATGGATATACTGTGGCACCAGGAGTTGCATTCTTTGGTGATGGTGTTGGAGCTGCAGCAACAACAACTATTGGAAATGGAGTTATCGGAATAGTTACAGTTACAAATGGCGGTTCTGGATATACTTCTCCACCTCAAATTATATTTACTGGAATTTCAACTGTCTCAGCTGCAGCAACCGCAGTTGTAAGTTCTGCTGGCACTATTACTCAAATAAGAATAACAAATTCTGGTCTTGGATATACGCAAGTTCCAACTATTACAATTGGAAATCCTTCATTAACATCTGTAGGTGATTATATTTTTAATGAAGTTGTAACGGGTTCAATAAGCAGTACAACCGCAAGAGTAAGGTCTTGGAATTCCATTACAAATAGTCTTGAAGTTTCTAATGTAGCAGGAGAATTTTTAGTTTCGGAAACAATTGTGGGATCAGCTTCTAGTGCTTCTCATAAATTAAGAACAATTAATACAAATCCAGTAAATGATGGATTTGCCGATAATGAGAACATAGAAAATGAAGCAGATTCTATTATAGATTTTAATGAAAGAAATCCCTTTGGAATGCCGTAGTATAAATATATTTTATTATGATTAAATACTAGTAAATAAATTTATCGAAATGTTTGAGTATTTTTATAACGAAATTTTAAGAAGAACTGTAATTGCATTTGGTTCTTTATTCAATGGCATAGAAATAAAGCATACAGATTCATCTGATAATATTGTCAGTGTAATAAAGGTTCCTCTTGCATATGGCCCAACTCAAAAGTTTTTGGCAAGACTCGACCAATCAGCTGATTTAAGTAAAAAAGTTCAAATAACATTACCAAGAATGTCATTTGAGTTTACTGGATTAACTTATGATTCAACAAGAAAAGTTACAACTACTCAAACATTTACCACAAAAGACGCAACAAACGGAGCAGAGACAAAAAAAGCATTTATGCCTGTTCCATATAATATGCAATTTGAATTAAGCATAATGTCAAAACTTAATGATGATTGTCTCCAAATTGTTTAACAAATTTTGCCGTATTTTCAACCAGCATATACTCTTACAGTTGACTTAGTTGAAAGCATTAATGAGAAAAGAGATATTCCAATTGTTTTGGAAAATATTACTATGCAGGATGATTATGAAGGAGATTTTACCTCAAGAAGGGTTCTTGTATATACATTAAGATTTACTGCAAAAACATATTTGTTTGGACCTGTTTCTTCTGCTACAAAAGATATTATCAAAAAGACAACTATCAGTTATATTACAGGTACAAATACTTCTGCTCCGACAAGAGAAGTTGTATATACTTCAGAACCACGAGCAATCAAAAACTATACGGGTACAGTTCTTACAAATATTTCAAAAGATATTACAGCAGAAGATATTTTAATTTCTGTAAATGATGCAAGTTCAATTGCTGCAAATACATATCTTGAAATTGAAGGCGAGGAAATTTATGTCAAATCTAAATCTGGAAATATCCTTACTGTTGATAGAGGTAGAGATGGAACAGGTATTATTTCCCATCTTTCAGGAGCACAAGTGAAATCTATTACATCTGCAGATAATCTTCTTATTGAAGATGGAGATGATTTTGGATTTAGTGGGTCTACACTCTAATACTCAATATGAAAATGACCAAAAAATTTGACAGTTTGAACGATACATTTAATGTTGCAGGAGAAGTAGTTTCCAATATCCCAGAGACACCAGTAGAAAAAATTGAAAAAATTTCAAATTCAATAGATGACGTAAAAAAAGATTATGATTATACAAGAGGAAATTTATATTCTCTAATAGAAAAAGGTCAAGAAGCTATTAATGGTATTCTTGAACTTGCTCAGGAAAGCGAAATGCCAAGAGCATATGAAGTTGCTGGTCAATTAATTAAAAATGTGGCTGATGCAACTGATAAGTTGATGGATCTCCAAAAGAAACTAAAAGATATCGAAGAAGATAGAGGAATAAAAGGACCAACAAATGTTACAAATGCACTTTTTGTTGGGTCAACTGCTGAACTAGCTAAACTTTTAAAAAATAATAACATCAACGATTCTCCTAAATAAAAAAAGGGAGAAAAATCCCAAAGTATAAATTACTAATACATTTTTGGATGATGTCGCAATCTAATAAAAATTTGCCTTCCATTAACGATTTTGTTGAAAATTCGGATAATTTGCCATCGATTGATGATCTTTTAATTAAAGAAGGTGTAGAAGAATTTCCATCAATTCAAGAATTTGTTGAAGAAGAAGTAGAAGATATTGTAGAAGAAGTAGAAGAACCTGTAATAGAAAACTCATCAGATCTTACAGAGTTACTACGTCTTATCAACGATGTAAGAAAAGATATTCCAGAAATTCCTAAAATTAAATATTATGATGAAGAGTTAGAAAAATTATGTGAGATAGTTGATCAGGTTAGATTAGAGATACCAGTAGTTCCTGAAATTAAATATTATGATGCAGAGATAGAGACAATCTGTGAGCAGATTGATAATGTAAAAGAATATATTAATAACTCTATTTCAAAGTTACCTGAAGTAAAGTATTATGATTATCAAATTGAAGTTCTTGAAGAAAAATTAAACAATGTAAAAGATACAATTTTAGAACTTCCTGAGGTTAGATATTATGAAAATGATATCCAATCTATTAGAGAAGAGATTGAGAAAGTAAAAGAAATTGTTGTAAATGAAATACCAGATTTTTCTTGGGTAGA